CTTACAGAGCGACTGGTATCATTAGAACTATCACACAAACCGTTGTTCAGTTCTACGATCCTCTTGCTCAGTCCTTTACAACGGACAATACTGGTGGATATATTACTTCTGTCGATATCTTTATGGGCAATAAAGATACCGCTTCTCCACTTGAGATTCAGTTGAGAACAATGGAGTTGGGAACTCCAACAAGACAACTCGTCAATGAAGATTCTGTAGTAACTCTTGAACCAGACCAAATTAACACTTCAAGAACAGCAGATGTTCCCACAAGAGTAACATTCCCTGCACCAATTTATCTCGAACCAAATACAGAATACGCTATTGTTCTTCTTGCTCCTTCCACCGATCAATACGAAGCCTGGGTTGCAAGAATGGGAGAAAAGACTGTAAACACGTCTACTCTTCCAAACGTAGAAGGCGTTATTTACGCTAGACAGTATGGCGCTGGATCTCTATTCAAGTCTCAAAACGGGTCTATTTGGACTGCTTCGCAGTACGAAGACATGGCGTTCAGAATCTATAGAGCAAGTTTCACTTCTAAATCTGGAACAGCATTCTTCTACAATCCAGTTATTGATCAAGAATCCAACTTACTTGCAGGTCTTGAGAGAAACGCAGTTACAACACATCCAAGAAAACTGACTGTTGGTATTACAACCATTCAAGATACGGCACTGAATCCAATCTTGAGAATCGGACAAAAAGTTGGAACGGCTGGTGTTAGCACTGATATTACTGGATTTATTGAGCAATTTGGCGGACCTATTCAAACGCTCGCTGTTAGTGGTGTTGGTACAAACTACATTAACGGAACATATAACAACGTAACTCTTATCCCCGAATCTGGAAGAGGAAGTGGTGCTACAGCATCTGTGACCATTTCAAATGGACAACTCAGTTCTGTAACTGTTTCTGCTGCAGCAACAGGAAATGGATATGTTGTTGGAGACACTCTCGGACTTACAACATCTTTGTCTGGTGGAAGAGGTGTTAATGCAAAGGTAACTGTTAATTCCACCTATAACTCCGATACAATCTATGCTACCAATGTTCAAGGAGAAAACTTCACTGATGGTGGATCTTTACTTTGGTTCCCCGATTCTGGAGTTGCTGGTGTCGCTCTGACTGGAATTACTATCAGAAGTTCCTCTGTAACAGGAGCGATTAATGAAGGTAACGTTATTGAAGTTGATAGTCCTTCCCATGGCAACGTAGTAAATGCAAACTATGTCAGCCTTAGAGGACTGAGACCAGATGTCGATCCCGTCAAACTGCAAAGTGATCTGTCTGTAAGTGCAACATCTATCTCTGTTGCAAATACCGCTCCATTTACCACGTTTGAAGGAATCACAACTTCTATTGGTTATGTCAAGGTTGGCGCAGAAATCATCTACTACAACAGTGTTGGTTCTGGAACTCTGGGAATTGGTACTAGGGGAGTCGATAATACAACAGTTCAAACACATTCTGCTGGAGCAAATGTTTATAAGTACGAACTGAATGGGGTATCTCTCACGAGAATTAACACCAACATTAAGATGCCAACAACGGCTGGACTTCAAGAACAGAAAACTTTTGATAAGTATTATCTCCAAATCGATCGTCCTGCTGGAAGACAAACTGGCGATAATCAACTTTCGTTCACAGATGAAAAGACTGCTGGTGGAGACGGTGCATGGGCATCCAGAAACATTCAGTTCAGCAGTGTTACCCCAAGATTCATTGTCAATACTCCTGGACAAAATACAACGGTTAGTGCAAATATCAGAACAACCTCTGGAACAAGTCAGAGTGGAACTGAAGCATCATTCGTTGATCAGGGATTTGAGTCCATCGTTTTGGATCAACTCAACACCTTCGATTCCCCAAGAATCGTTGCTTCCAGAGTAAATGAAACAACCTATCTGTCCGAACTTCCAAAGAGCAGATCGCTTACAGTTGGAATCAATCTTGAGTCTGCTAACAAGTACTATTCTCCTCAGATTAGAACTGATATTGCTAATGTAACTCTCCAAAGAAACAGAATTGATTCTCCTGTTGACAACTATGTAACTGATAGCAGAGTTAATTCCCTTAGAGATGATCCTCATGCTAGTGTTTACATTGGACCCAGAATTCAACTGGAAAATCCAGCAACATCTGTCAAAGTTTTGATGGGAGTTAACAAGCCAGACACAAGTGATGTAAGAGTTCTTTATAGACTCTTCAGAACAGACTCTGGTGAAACTGATCCCACATTTGAACTATTCCCAGGATTCTCGTTTGCAGATACAAAGGTTGCTGATGGCACCTCCGATATTAGAGTGTCTCCAAGTTTCAATAATGAGTTTATTGAGCACACATTTACAGCAGATAACCTTGATAAGTTCAACGCTGTTCAAATTAAGGTTGTTCTTTCTGGAACTAACGAATCCGAACCACCCTCAATCAAAGATTTAAGAGTCATCGCACTTGCTTAATTATGATCAACCCCCATAGTTTATTATTAGAATATCATTACGGTAAACCATCTAATAATCTGATTACAGTGGAAGGAAATCCCTCTCTCAAGAGGGATCCTAAAACTAATGCGATTGTAAATACAAACAATCAAGGATACGAAGAGTATATTCGCAACCGAGAAAGTAAAAAGTCTCAGCAAGAAGAGATTGAAAGTATCAAAGCAGACATTGCCGAGTTAAAATCGTTGCTACTTCAAGTTCTGAATAAATAGTTCAGATCTTGGTATGACGAGTAGTAATGGCTGTTTACGTCGCCAACCTTACAATCAATAAGGGCGCTGACTTTAATGTCACATATACTATTGAGGACCCAACTACTAATTCTCCGTTAAGTTTAGTTGGGTATGCTGCTTCTGCACAGTTGAGGAAGACGTATTCTAGCACGGGTGTAACCACCTTTTCTGCTTCAGTCACGGACGCCGAGGGAGGTAAGATTACTATCGCCTTGTCGGACGCCCAGACCTCCGCGTTGAAAGACGGGAGACATGTTTATGATGTCGTTATTACATCGCCCGCAAACTATCAAACGAGAGTTGTTGAAGGCAACGCCATTGTTCGACCTGGAGTAACCAGATGACAAACTATTCTGTACGATTAGGTTCAACAAACGCGATTAAGGTAAGATCAACTTCCCTTATTGCAGGAGATACCAACTCCTTAGCTTCATTGTCTGACGTTGATATCGTAACGAATGGTCTTTCTGATGGTATGGTACTAGTTTACAATGCTAGTGCAGGTAAATGGCAATCAACAGCAGAGATAACAAGCGGTGCTTCTCGTAACATGACTATTAACGGAGGAGTCTTCTAAGAAATGGCATCTATAATCAAAATTAGACGTACACTAGGAGTTAGTGTACCAGATCTAGCACCTGGCGGCGAAGGTACGGCCCAAGGTGAACTTATCTACGTTTACGACAGTAGTAATGTAGGTTCAGGTAAGACCTATAAGAAACTGTATATTGGTCACCCAGATGGAACTGCAGACAGTCCCATCCCTATCGGTGGTGAATACTATACAGACCTGCTTCCTGCATATACAGCACTGCACGGCACTCTGATTGCTAACAAAGCAATCGTTGTAGACTCAAATAAAAAAATTAATGAACTGAGAGCTGACAATGTTCAGATCGCAGTAAACGGAACTGGTGAAATTGATACCGATAGCGGTAACTTAACACTGGACTCCGCTGGTGGTATTGTTATCATTGACGACCAAACAACCATCAATGATGGATTAAGAGTCGAAGGTGATCAGACTTTCCTGAATACAAATCTCCAAGTTTCTGGCATCTCCACCTTGAGTGGTGAAGTCATGTTCGATACTGGAATGATTCCAGATACGGACAAAGGAGCATATATTGGAACTGCTACACGCTCGTTTAGTCAAGCGTGGATCAATGATATTACAATCGGTGCCGCTAACACCACTGTAATTAGTACAAGAGCTGGAGAACTCTTCTTAACTGCTTACGAAAACCTAGTTGTTGTTGATGACGACCTAACTGTTACTGGTCTGACCAGTTTTGCAAGTGGCGTAACCATGACTGGTGTTGCCACGATTACAGGACAGTTAGAAGTTGACGATATCGTCATCAATAGCAACGTCATTTCGACGAAATCTAACACGGGTATCTTATACCTGGATCCTTATCCCGGTGCTCTGAGTGCTGGTGGTATCGTTGTAATTAAGGGTGACTTACAAATCGATGGTTCTACCATCTCCGAGAATGCCACAACAGTTACAGTCAATGATCCAGTAATCAGACTTGGTGATACGACCTCTGAGAGAACTGTTGAGAACGAAGTTTCTATTGGTTCAACTTCACTTACTCTCGATACTGTAGTTGGTGTTTCTACCAGTGATGTTGTAAGTGGTACTGGTATTGCAACAAACTCGACTGTTTACTCGGTCAACACTGCAACAAGAGTAGTTCTTCTCGATCTTCCCACATACGGATCTACAATTAGTGCTGGATCCACAATCACGTTCTCTCAAGCAAGAGCAGATACGGCTGATAGAGGTATCGAATATGAATATATTTCATCTGGTCTTGGAACAGGAGCGGTAACAAGTCAAGGTTACTTCGGTGCTGTAGATACAACTGTTCTGGAAAGCACTGGAACAATCACCACGACTTCTAAGTGGACATATATTCCTAAAGCAACAGTAACTGGCAACAGCTTTACTGGTGTTAGAGGTTTCCTCGACATCGCTGGTATCTACTATCAACCCGATGGTGAGAACCCTTATGATGGTCCTAATGGTGTTGCATACTTTGATGCCAATGGACTTGTTAAGTCTGGTGTTGCTACAGATAGCGGTATTTCCACGTCAAACTATATCTTGACTACAGGAACTGACGGAATTCCCATCTGGACTGATACGCTTGACGCAGGAACATTCTAAGAGAGGTGAAGAATGGCAAAGCCAACCACAAAACAAGAGTTAATTAATTATTCTCTTAGACAACTCGGTGCTCCTGTACTAGAGATTAACGTTGCTGATGAACAACTGGATGACATTGTTGATGATGCTATTCAGTTCTTCAACGAAAGACATTACAATGGAATTGAGAGAACTTATCTCAAGTATATTGTAAGTCAAGACGATATTGACAGAGGAAGAGCTGGTGGTCCTGGAGCGGCTGGTATTACAACTACCACCGCTTCGGCAACCATCGCCGGAATTTCCTCGACTTTTTCGTACTATGAAGGAGGGAACTTTTTACAAGTTCCTGACGCAGTTCAAAGCGTTGTAAGAGTCTTTAAATTTGATCAGAGTGTAATCAACTCTGGAATGTTCAGTATCAAATATCAGTTATTTCTAAACGATCTTTACTACTTCAGTAGTGTAGAACTTTTACACTACACAATGACTAAATCATATCTCGCTGATATTGATCATATTTTGACACCTGATCGTCATCTTAGATTCAATGTTCGTCAGAGTAGACTCTATTTGGACATGGATTGGTCAGCAGCTGCTGCAGGCACATATATCATCTTGGATTGTTATAGAGCTGTTGATCCCGAAGATTTTACCAAAATATATAATGATAGTTGGTTAAAGAGATACGTCACTTCTCTGATTAAGAGACAGTGGGGTCAGAACTTAATCAAGTTCCAAGGGGTGAAATTACCTGGAGGAATTGAACTGAATGGCCGTCAGTTATATGACGATGCAGTGACTGAAATCACCAGACTTATGGATGAGTTCCAGTCCACATACGAACTTCCACCTATGGATGATATTGGATAATGGCACTCAACCCATTTTTTCTTCAGGGAACGTCCAACGAGCAATTCCTAATTCAGGATCTCATTAATGAGCACCTGAAGATTTATGGCGTTGATGTTTACTATCTCCCAAGACAAGTAGTTAACACAGAAACTATTCTGAGGGAGATTACAACATCAGAATTTTCCGATAATTATCTTATTGAAGCATATGTAAATAACTTTGAGGGATATGGAAAGAACTCCGATGTTCTCACAAAGTTTGGTCTCAAATCAACAAATGAACTTTCTTTAACTCTTTCTAAAGAAAGATTTGATAGTTTCATTGGAGAGTTTTTAGAGGCATTTGATGACTCTGAAATTATTTTAGATCAAAGACCTAGAGAAGGAGATTTAATCTTCTTCCCCTTGGGGCAAAGACTTTTTGAAGTTAAGCATGTTGAGTTTGAGAATCCTTTCTATCAGTTAGGACAAAATTATATCTACGAACTCTCATGCGAACTCTTTGAATATGAGGATGAGGTCTTCGATACTTCTGTCGAAGAAATTCAACAGGCAATGGACGATGTTGGATATATCACTAGACTCGTTCTTTCTGGTATTGGAGAAACTGCTGGAGCATCAGCGGATGCAAGTGCAAATGTAACTGGACAGATTAGAAAGATTCTTGTTACGAATGATGGAACTGGTTATACGCAACCACCAGTCATCACCGTCGCTTCTCCTCCATCTGGAGGTACGGCCGTTGCCATAGGTATTGTCACATATAAGGGCGGCAATTATTCGCTTAAAGAAATCCTTCTCAAAAACACTGGTAGTGGATACACATCACCACCACAAATTACAATCACTGGTGGTGGAACTGGAGCATCTGGAGCAGCTGCTACGGCAGTCCTAAGCGATACTTCTATTAGTGCTGTAACGCTTGGCGTAAGTTCTCTTGGTTCTGGATACTATGGAGATGCACCTACGGTAACAGTTGGTGGACCAAATACTGCTTACAGCGGATTTACGACTGCTGTTCTTGTAGCGATTAAGAATCCTTTAACGTCAGGTATCGGATCAATCTATATAAGAGATGCAGGTATTGGATATACTGTTGGATCTGCGGCTACAATCGTAATTGCCGATCCTTCCATTATTTCTGGTGTTGGTACATTTATTACCGACGAAGAAGTTACTGGTGCAACTTCTGGAACCACCGCAAGAGTTAGATCTTGGGATACTGACGACAACGTACTCAGAATTGTTGTTAATAGTGGGTCCTTCTATCCTGGTGAAATTATCACTGGGGCTGCGTCTAGTGCTAGATACGCTGTTGAGTCTTATAGCACAGACAATGTTGAGGAAAGTGGAACTGGTGCAGATGTTTTCCAAAATGATGACATCGAAACCATAGCAGACACGATCCTTGATTTCTCTGAGTCAAACCCATTTGGTGAATACTAATGTTAGGACAATATTACTACCATGAGGTAATAAAAAAAACAATTATTGCTTTTGGTACAATCTTCAATGACATCCACATCAAACATGATGATGGTGCAGGCGGAACTGATAGCAACCTTAAAGTCGCTATTGCATACGGTCCTGTTCAAAAGTTTTTGGCAAGAATCGAACAGCAGCCAAAACTAAACAAGACTGTTGCATTAACTTTGCCAAGATTGTCATTTGAAATGACTGGCATTAGTTATGATGCCTCTAGAAAACAATCTATTACTCAGTCATTCAAGGCATCCGATGGATCTAATTTAAAAAAGATCTACATGCCAGTTCCATATAATCTTGACTTTGAACTGAATGTCTTAACCAAATTAAATGATGATGCTCTCCAAATCATTGAGCAAATTTTACCATATTTCCAACCATCGTTTAATGTAACTATCGATCTTCTTTCGTCAATTAATGAGAAGAAAGATATTCCCATTGTTTTGGAAAGTATTAGTTTTAGCGATGATTATGAAGGAAACTTTGAAACAAGAAGAGCTCTAATCTACACTCTTAGATTTACTGCTAAGACTTATCTGTTCGGTCCTATCTCTGATACTACAGATGGTCTCATCCGCAAGGTACAGGTCGATCAATATACTGGAACTACTGTCGCATCTGCTAAGAGGGAGATGAGATATAGTGTTGAGCCAGATCCCGTAAGTGCTGGACCTGATGATGACTTTGGATTTAATGAGACAGTAAGTTTCTTCACAGACTCTAGGAAGTATCAACCAGGAACCCAAACTGACGGTTAATCATGAAAGATTTTGATTCGATTGATAAGGCTTTAGATATTGATTCTGCAATTGTTGAGTCGGAACCTGCTCCGATTATTCCAAAAGAAGAAAAGAAAGTAAAGTCTGAAATTCAAAAGGACTATGAGTATACTCGTGGTCAGTTATATTCTTTAATAGAAAAGGGACAAGAGACTTTAAACGGTATAATGGAGTTAGCTGATGAAACTCAGTCTCCAAGAGCCTATGAGGTTGCTGGTCAGTTGATTAAAAGTGTTGGTGATACCACAGACAAGTTGATGCAGTTGCAACAAAAACTGAATGATCTTGAAGAGGGGCCCAAGAACAAGAATCCGACAACAGTAAATAATACAATGTTTGTTGGTTCAACTGCCGACTTGGCTAAGTTTCTCAAGCAAAGCAAAGAAAAACTTGATAGTGAATAAAAAAAATGGAACACTCTTGGTTGTACTCTCCAAATAGACTTTATCTAAGAGAAAAGGTATTAAAAATTCTTCTATCAAAGTATGGAAGCGAATTGAATGATGGTGTTCCTAAATATTCAAATCAATCCATTTATGAGTGTGCCCATGATTGGGTATCACAGGGAAATGGAACTATTCATGGCGTAAAACAATTTTTTGAGGACAATTATGCAAAAAGTAATTAACGTCATTGCTCTGCTATCGGGATTGACATCTGCTACCCTTATTGGTGGTAGTGCTTATCTCCTTTTAAACAAAGATGCAATGATTGAATCTGCTAAGGAGCAGGCAATCAAGCAAGTTACTGCTTCAGTATCCGAAGCACTCCCTGGTATGATCCAAGGCGCTATGCCAGAAATGCCTAAGATGACAGGAAATGCTTTACCAAAGTCCACTGGAGGAGTCAAACTTCCCGGTCTTTGATATATAAGTCATAATATAATTTCATTATTATGACTCCTGCTAGTAGAAGAAGAAATAGAGACACCGAAGGAAAGTTTTTCCTTTATATTTTCTTCTATCACTTATATTCTGGTATAGTAAAGTTGTTTATTGATCATGATTGATGCCAGAAATTCCTGATATTGGTATTAATCAAATAGACATTAATATCAACCCAATATTTGACATCAGAACTCCAAGGGTTTTAGTTCCACAACATCCAGTCACAACTATATTGGCAAAACCAATAGTTAGTTATCCTGGATGTGTAGAACATGCTGAGGCTGTTGAGGATAATAAAAAATATATTCAATGTGATGGTCAAGTTCCATCGTATAATGCGATGGAATATAATCCAGAGGAGATGACCGTTATCAAAAAACAGGAAGCAAATCCTGTCAATAATGACACCGAATCCCCACCAGCACCACCACCCAATGCTCCTATAACACCAGCAGCCACTGCTAAGGTTAGTTGTCCGACAGAAGCACAAGAAGCAAAGGAACCCGTCGGCACATTCATTGAAGGTTTTAGACAAAAGGTAACTGGATACAAACTTGTAGGAAACCAGTGTATTCAGATCACAGAGAAGGTGCCGCTGCCAGAACAGATCATTGCTGGTCTTCCTAGTGCTGGATCTGTTGTAACTACTGGTGGTATTGCAGTTGTTGCTACTGCATCAGCACTTATGGCAAAACCGCTGGCAGATATCCTACTAAAGGTCATCAAACCAACGGTCAAGAAAGTTATGAAAAAGATTGCTGCTATCAGGGGGAAGCCTGTCCCTGTCCTCTCTGTAACGGAGCGCCGAGATCTTCAGCGCGAACGGACGGAGGCGATACGGGCGCTGAAGAAGGTCTTGAAACCGAAGGGATAGAGTGAACGTGAGGTGCAACAACTCCTGGAGGATTAACTAGAACCACATCTGCACAGACTTTATAGTAAGGACTGCGAGGGTGAAACATGATTCCTTGTTTCATCAACTCACCACAGTTTTTGAGTCTCGCGATCTCAAAATCCAATCTTTTGTTTGCAAGAATTTGATCTCTATAGGCATTGTGTTTTTCTGCTGCTTGCATACATAACTCTCTCTGTTTTTTATCGAGAGGCCATGATATTGTGGCAGATAGTCCTATGGATGTATTATAGTTATCCTTTTGTCCCGTCCTTGTTGGAACTTCGTACAAGACTCCACCAGGGTTATCGAGAGATCCATCTTCATTAAGATCCCTCAGATCATATACAGGATCATTGTAAGTTGGTTCCCATGGGAACTGCCAACTTTTAGTCCTCGTCGCATACGGTGTTATGTTTGCAGTTGCACCTTGGCAACTGATCCCGTCCCCGTATGTGTTTGTGATGTACGGTCCCTGAAGGACCTGAATGGCCTGGTTTGTGACTGAGCCTGTAGAGTTCGCGATCGGTGATGCTGTCGCAGACACTCCCCCCACAGTTTCTGCAAGAGCAGATGCAGGGGTCACGAAGACACCTAGAGCAAGGCTCAAAATTATTCGGTGAAGACACTTGTCGTATCGGTTACTGAACGAATTTCCGTCGTTCTCTGAATAATAGTTTGATTTGTCATTCCTGGCCCCTGATACGTTTCCGTGAATTGGAAGGATGCGCCAGGAGTTGCAATTGTATAGTTCCCTCTTGTGCTGAGATCCAGAGAACTTGTTGAAGAAGTAACTGACCCACTTATTCCTCCGAGTGGGTTGACAGTTACTGAATTTGTGTTTGCTGATGGGCTCAGTGTTGATCCACTGTAATTTACGTTGGTGCCCGTAACTGTGTATTGCCATCCTGTAGAATAATCTATTGAGTTAATCGTTTCAGTCACCGTAGAGGTGGTCTCAGTGTGGCTTGTCATAGAGCCTTGGGTAAAGTTTGGTACAACCGGAACAGAGTATGCTGGTTGTACCAAACCATGAATTACACCAAGAACCAATCCGAGACCGATTGCTTCTCTTAAACTAGACATGACTATTTAACAGTGATTTCAGTGACGAATTGTCCTGTTGCAGATGTACCTGCGCCACCCGCTGTCAAGGTCATTGCTCCTGCCGAAGTAATCGTACCAGCAAGAGTGCCAACACTACCAGCAGCAGTAGAAGTTTGATTAGAATAAGCATCAACAGCACCTACAGAAGGAGCAGAAGTTTGAATAGTGTCACCAGCAGTAAACGAGTTTGAGAAGGTGAATGAAGCACCGTCTGTTGTCTGGTATGCTGTGGGAAGAGATCCACCAGCAACACCACTAGTTAGGGTGCCGAGTCCACCGACAGCAAGGTCAGCAGAAGCTAGTGATCCACCACCAACATCAAGGGTTACGCCATTACCAGATACAGAGTAGGAGTTACCAACTCTTTGAACATTGGTTGCCGCAGCATTGACCGTCAGTTGGACCGATGATGAAAGTTTATGAGTAAGATCAGCGTGAGCAGGCGCTGCCATCAATAACATACCAAGAGCAATTAATGCCTTCTTCATCAACGCATCCTTCTGTTGTATCTTATATAGGCATAAATAAATCTATGCAGACTCTATAGTACAGAGATGGAAGAAAAGCGATATTGCACTCTTTGCAACAAAGAAGAAACTAAAAAAGAATGTTCTTATGGTCCCGAAGCCTGGGAAATGGCAACTCGCACTTCTAAAAAAGTATGGGATGAAGCATTAAATCCTGCTGAGTTGATGCTACAAAAGCAACAACTTCGCCTCAATACTATGAAGTTAATGCAGCAGCGTAAAGCATTGCAACAAAAGAAGAGTATTAGTTCTCCAATGAATCCTGGTGGTTTAGAAGATGCCACACAAAAAGAGTCTGTAGAAAGAATCAATAAACTCGGAAAGTATTATACCGTAAGTTTGATTTTCCGTGGTCTTGGTAAAGTTGTTCAATTCTTCGTTGCTGATCTGAAGAGACCTACCAGAGATGAAATTCAAAAACAAATCGAAAAGATTTATCCTGGAGCAAGATTGGTTCATTACTATGAATCTGCCAAACAACCACAAGAACCAATAATTTACGTCGAAGAAACTGATCTTGAAGAAGCAATTGGGTCAACAGTTGCTGGTGCAATTATGTCAACTAATCCACCAGAACTTAGCAGAAGAGCTAGAATTGCCAGAGCCTTAAAAGCAAGAGAAGTTGCCAACAACGCATCTAAAAAGAAAGAAGAAAGAGAAAAGAAAAAAACATTCAAAGAGTTTGCTGAAGAAAAACACACTGCAACCAAATCTGACTTAGAAGCAAAGATTGGTGGTGGCAATTTAAAGAAACTTGCCAAAAAGGCTGCTAAGAGAATTGACTATGATGTTGATGGTGATGTAGATCCCAACGACAAAGTTGAAAAGAAAACGGGAGAATATGGAGAGCAGATTCCAACTCCTTTTGGAAAATTTAGAACCAAAATTAAGGAAGATTGGCAATCAGTAAACCGCAAGGATAAGACTGACGGACTGAGTCAGAAAGCAGTTGATGCTTATAAGCGTGAGAACCCAGGTTCTAAACTTCAAACTGCAGTAACCGAAAAAAATCCTGAAGGTAAGAGGGCAAAGAGACGCAAGTCTTTCTGTTCGAGAATGAAGGGAATGAAGAAGAGATTGACTTCTGCAGAAACTTCGAGAGATCCTGATTCGAGAATCAATAAGGCCCTTCGTCGTTGGAACTGTAACTGATATGGCAAAATCTTTCAAACAATTTTTATCTGAGAGCGTCACTATCCAAGGTGACTTCAACGGCAACATGTATATTGGAGGTTCTCAACAAGAACCCCAAGAAGTTGGCGAAAGTTATATTGCCGACGTTGTGTGGAATGGTCAGTTGTATAGAATGGAACTTACTTCCGAAAGTGTTCCATCAAATAAAGAGTTAACCGAACAACTCCAAGGAGAATATCCTGGTTCTATTGTTCATAACATTTATCCAATCCAAGAAAAAACTGTAAACATTAAAAATACAAAAAGATATCACCCAACAAAATTAGATTGGATCTGACATTATGGCACAGTGGAATAAGACTACTCAAGACTTTCTAAATCAAGAGAGAAGTCTCTTTGAGGTATATAATATTGCTGATCACTGGGGAAACCAGACAGACTGGAGACCTCAGTTTTCTGACAATAACAGACTAAAGGTTGCTCCTTTCCAAACAGTTTTCTTCAATACTTTCCAGTATGGTAAGGAGACTGATGTTTGGGATG